CTAATTCTTTTCCTAATTCTATTTCTCGAGATCTATATTCCCCATATTCGTCTATTTGACCTTCATTAAGATAGCGGTTTCTATTCCACTTAGTGATATTAAAATTATCCATTGATTTTTAGTTATAAATATATAAAAATATGTTACTTTTTAAGATTATTTAAATGTTCGATAGTTTTATTTAATCCTTCTAATACTTTTGATTTATTAGGAGCCCCTACCCAACTTTCAACATCGCCCTGTTCTGTAATAAAACCTTTATTAGATAATACTAACTCAGCTTCTATATAAGCTTTAAATTCATTAACAAAATTATCTATTTCTGAGTTGATGATTTTAGACTCATAAGCTTCATATAAACCTGCTACTCTTAAATGATGTTCAAACTCAACAACACAATTAAAACATTTTTTATGTATATTGTAGTAGGGTTTATCTAAATCTGTATGCATTTTAGACCCACAATTAGGGCAAAAAATAGGCATTATGTGTGCTTTTTTTGCTTTATCTAATTTGGTAATATTTTGTTTAATACCTTCTTTAATAGTCCACATCCTACCATCTACTTCCCAAACATCACCTTCTTTATAATCTTTATCATGTTTAGCATAACCCACACTCTGACCTACTTTTTCACCGTGTTTTCCTTGGATAAGGTTACGCATTCTATTTACATCTCTTTCAGTAAATTGTTTATTTAGACCTTGTACTTTACTCATAAAACTAATTTATTTAATTCTTTAATAATAACTTGTACACCTTCTTTTGATAAATTACCCCCACTATATAATTGTTTAAGATAATTTGATAATTGTTCTACATCTACCTGTTTTGGTGGGTCTCCAATAAAGGGTTTTGGAGTATTATTACTTCTTAATCTTGGTGATCCCCCCTTATATCCCCCAGCTAGTGTATTTAATTTACTCATAATCCTAATGCTTTAAGTTGGTTAATAGTGTCAGCTGCTGATGTGTGTAATATGCCTATTCCACCTGCTTCTTTCCATTGTTCTATATTTGATTCTCTATCATCAATTAATATATGATTAGGTTCAGCATAATTTTTCTTATTATAAGCTTGTGCTAAAGTTAATTTAATGCCCGGCATATTATTTCTAACCCATAATCTTTTACCTAATCTTGATGTTTCAGATCTAGATGGAGAAGATAATAACTCTACATCGTAATCTTTAATATAATCCCAATACTGTTTAGCATCTTCCATCCAAGGCATTCCTACCCAAAATCCAACTTTACCTTCACCATCAATTAATTTCCAAAAACCATCTTTACCAAATTTCTTTTCATACTCTCTAGGTGGTATTCCTTTTGAGTATTTTTCGAATGATTTGTCAAAATCTGTTAACACACCATCCATGTCTGAGTATATTTTATATTCCATAGGGGGTGAAGATACGACCTCTTCTTCGGGTATCAAAACTCCTTCGGCTATTTCTCTAGCAAATTGGTTTAAACCAAAGGGATCTTTGCCTAATTTGTCATCAAAACCATGTTTATGTTTATAAGGTTTTACTTCATTTATAGGCTTATTATTGTTCCCACATTTATGACATATAAATAAATCATCTCCACCATCTGCTATTTTCCAACTCCAACCACACTTATCACATTCAATTTTGTTACCTACAACAACCTCATTTAAACTATCAGTCCAATTTCTAAATGTCATTGTGCCTTTTAAATTAGCTTCTGCTTCAATATCATTTAACTCATCATCTTCTTGAGTGTTTGTTGTAGTAATATTACCTAATCTATCTTCTAAATTTTGAATGTGGTGAATCATTTCATGAGTGTAACTACGCGCTATATCTTTAGGATGTCTACCTTCAGTATATAATACTATAGTTTGTGTGTTTGGGTCATAATACGCTGTCTTACCAAGAAATTCGCGTGCATTTTCACTATCACCATTAACAAATTCTAAACTAGGTAAAGGTTCTATGTTCATGCCTTTATCTAACATATGTTGAGTTAGTTGAGCTAATTTTTCAATAAGATTAATATCTTTAGTATATGAAGCGTTTTCATTAAGGGCAATAACAGGAGTTGAGGTTTTGAAATCTTTTTTACGCATTACTGTTTTGGCATACATTTCAATATCATCATCAGTTACATTTATAGCAAATGGTATATTAATATTATTATTAAAATCCTTAACAACAGCATTAAAATCATCGTCTATTTTGGATAAAGGTTTACCGTGTTTTCTATGTAAACGTTTAAACATCCCTACTAATTCTGGTACTGATATAGGTTTAATATTTCTTTCATCATTTACCCTATCTAAGAAATGTTTTGTAAACTCAATATCAATTCCTAATTTATTAAATAAACTATCAGCATATTTTTCAATTGAATCTAATTGGGGTTTGGTAATTTCTTCTTTAATTACTGGTCTTAAGATATTAAATACTTCTTCTTTTTCACTATCATCTAACTCATCAGGTAGAAATGGTGATAATTCATCAGTTGACATTTTTGCTGCTTTTCTAGCATTAGTTCCACTCATACCTTTATCTTGTGTAAATTGTACTTTTACTTTCATATTAGGATAAGCGGATTCTATGTTTTTAGTTCTATTTTCAATATCTTCTAAATCATCATCTCTTCCTTCTCTTCCTCCTATAATAAAATAAACTTCATCCTCAGGGTTATTTTTTCCTAAACGAACAATATCACCAATTGGTGATTTTGCAGGTTCAATTCTGACTTTCATAGGGAGATATTTTTTAAATATATCCCAAATTAAAATAGCTTCAGCTTGACTTACCCCATTTCTTTCCTTACTCCCAACATAAATAATAAATTCATCTATTTCAGGAAGAGATTCTAAAGCTTTTTTAACTACTTCTAAATGTCCTTTAGTGGGTGGTTTAAAACCACCACCATATGCTGCTATTACCTTACTCATGAATTTAAGAATTTACCTATTCGCATCTGTGCTTCTTCTTTAGACATTGTATATTCAATTACATCATATACAAAATCATCATCTAGCATAATTTGAATCTCTTCTTTATCTTTAGCCTTTCTAGCGTCTGATTTAGCTTGTTCTTTTGGTGTTTTTGGTTTTGTTCCTTCAGGTTTAAATGGAGTAAGATATTTTTTTATTATTTTATCTATATTTTGCATTCTATTATCTAATGTATTGGCTACAGCTACAAAATTATTACCAAATAATTCAGCATATTTAGGTAAATTATCTGTTACACTTTTCCATGTACGCATTACAATAGCAGGTGCTAAACTTCTATCTTTACCTTCTGATTTTTCATATCTGTCTTGGTTTTGAGATAGTGAGCGTTCTAAATCAGTATAAACATAAAGCATAAATACTTTGTATCCTGCTTCTTCTAATTCATTTTTTAATTTAGCAGTTTGATTATATGAAGCTCCTGTTCCATCTAAAATAAAAGATTCTTTGCCTTCTATAGTAGCTTCTACATCTCCTTTAAATTGTTTATTTGCAGCAGCCATTTGTTTAGCTTGCTCACTTCTTTCTTCAGGAGTAGCATTTTTTAAATCTAATGTTACATTAGCTTTTTGTAATAGGGGGACATAAATATCATCTACATTTAGTATTTTTATACCACCTAAATCTAAACCTCTTAAAATGTATCCTTTACCAGCTCCTGGTGCTCCTGCTAATATAATGGCCTTTGGCTCTGCTATAGCTTCTTTTAATAATTTAATTAGTGAAATCATAAATTGAATATTTTATTATAAATATCACAATTTTCTTTTAGCTTGCGTTCTAAATTCGGTGAATATTGGCTTATGTTTAGGATTTTCTAAATCAAATAATTGTTTTACAGTATTAAATATATTAATATTTTCATCTTGTGAACGTTTTGATTCATACATTTCCCATCCTTTACCCTGCATTGATCCTTCTTTAGGACCTCTTTTAGAGGATTTTAACCATAAAACCCCATATCTATCTGCTTTTTTACCAAAACATTCTTCATAACATTTACCATAAATTGCGGTTTGAAGATCATATGTAGTTTGTAAGTGGTTAGAAGTTTTAAAATCAATAATCCATAACTCACCATCAATTTCACAAACCATATCACAAGTACCTGCTACTTTGATTTCATCTGAAAATAAATGAACTTCAGTTTCAATTAGTGTTGGGTTGTATGTTTCCCACCAATCTACAAATCTTAAAAACATTTGCCATACTAAGGTGTCATACATTGGGATTCCGTTTTGTAAAAAGTTTAACTCTTTACCATTAAGATAATCCTCACACATTTCATGTACTTGAGTACCTTCTTCACCTGCTTTTCTTACAATCCAATCAGCACTGTATCCTACTTTTTTTAACCAATCTTGAAAATGTTTACCTTTTGGATAACAACTTAAAACATAAGTAATTGATGGGTAATAATCACCATTTCTTTGATAATACCTTGAATCTGGGAGTGTAATTTGTTTAGCATCTTCCGAAATTTCTAAAATCCTATTATAGGACTTTTTAATTGTTTTTTTACTCATACTAGAGATAATTTTTTTTCCATTAAGGCGTATTGTGTTAGAGGAATGGATTTTTGTATTAGGTTAGTAAAATGGGTAAATCCCATTTCGCTAGGGTCTTTCCCTTCAAGTTCAACTAGATGAACTTCCTTGCCTTCATTAATAAATTTTTCTGCAAATTTTAAAGATTTTTTTAATGCGTCATTATCTAATGCTATGTATATTTTTTCAACTGTTGATGTTACAATCCGTTTCATTAGGTTTTGTTGTATATTGTTGCCTAATAACGGTATTGCATTTCTTTTAATGGCTATGGCGTCAAATGGTCCTTCGCACAATATTAACGGTAATTTCCAATTTATAAACAATTCAAATGGGATGACATCACGTGAGGTTTCAGGATTACGATATTTAATATATGGTTCTTTTTCAAAAGATCTACCTGTAAAATAATTTAAATTTCCAGATTCATCATAAGAAGGTATTATAACCATTTTTGAGTATCTTCCTGATGTGCAATATCCTATGTTATATTTTTCAATATCATCTTTAGTAATACCTCTGCTTTTTAAATAGTAAGCAGCTTGTCTACCCTCAATGTCTGATGATGTTATATCTTTAAATGATTTATATTCTTCAGGAAGTTTTAGTAAGGTTGTATTTATTACAGTTTTACGTTCCTTTTCATTTCCTATTAACTTATATAATTCTGTAAATTTTTCAGGGGATGCTTTAACTTGTTTGAATAAAGACGTGATTTTAGTTCCTTTTTTATTACAAACCCAACAATGCCAAGGATTATATCCTTTTTTATTTTCAGAAAAATTAATCTCTAATTTTGGTTTATGGTGGTTGCAATACGGACAGTTATGGGCTTGGTTGCCTCTAGCTGTTCGTTTACCCGCACCTATAACGGAATTTACTAAACTTACTAATAGTTCATTAATCATGGAGTATAATATACGAAACTAAATTTAGATATCAACGGTTAGTTAAAATCTTTTGTATAAAACTTTCCTAAAATATTATCATTAAAAAATTCATCGGGTGTTTCTAAAACTTGATAAATCATTTGATACTTTACTTCATAATAAGTAAGTAATTTTTTGGAGGGGGCAAATGTTAAAATTTGTCGTTCAAAATTTTCTTTAGGTTCTGTTTTATATAACTCATTCAAATATTTATTTGAACCCCAATAATTTTTCCAATTTGATTCCTTTACAACTAGTTTATAAGATGGTCTACGGCCTACTACTCCAGCATATTCTGCTATTTCTTTTTTACCTAATTTTACTTTAGAAGTATTTTGTAATATTTTCCTACCTATATAAGATTTTTTAGTAGGTGTATGGATTATCCTATATACAAAACCATGGGTTAACTCTGGGAAGTCAGAGAATTCTAATATTTCTTTTTGTTGGTATTTCCAATTTATCATACGTCGAAATTTACAATAACTGTTGTATCTGTAAACTGAGATACTGGTAATGGGAAAGATAATTTTCCTACAGCTACTAATTGTTGTGATTCATTATACAATCCTACACAAGTAATGTATGGTTCAAAAAATGAACCTGTTACAAAAGGATAATATTGTTCACTACTA